GCTGTTACAGGATCCTCTGGTGGTAGTACCTGAGTTGCTATTCCAAGCGCAAGACTGCCTGGACCAATAATTGGTACATTGCCTATCTTAGGTAAATTAAATTTATTAACTATTTTGTTTTTAATAAAATTTTTGGCAGTAGCTTCTAAAGGCACCTGATTATTAGAAACAAGATTATTATACACGGGAGCTATTCCTGTATTACCTCCTTGAGCTTGACCTATCATGAAATTTCTATAAGTGCCATAATCACCATACTTAGCTTGTAAAGCTGGATTATTTAAATAAGAAGCTAAAAATTCATCCTGCATCATTATCTTTGTCCATCTGGTTGTGTGTCTGCTCTAAATGTGCCATATCTCCAACTTTGGTTTGTTGCAGTGTTTTCTACTTTCAAACTAGCAAATCTTGCTCTAGCTCTAGTGTCTACTTTAGTTGTTGAACTGTTGATTGTAAAGGGTCCTAATGGTGATGATGTTTCATTATCAACTGGGAAATCTTTAAGTAATATTGATATTTTAGCATCTCCAGTAAGTATTTTAAAATCAGGCACAAATCTTCTCATGCTCATAAAATACTGACCGTTACCTTCTACATCTAAATCAAAATCTCCTGATTGAATAAATGAGGTAATTGCTGTAGATGTACCTGTAGAGTCAACTTGGTTAGTTCCTATTTCATGAGCATAATAGATGGATGCACCATTTGCATTTGTGACTCCATTTATTGTTGGAAAATTAGGCACACTTGATGATTGAAATTCTGTTGCATACGGATTGTCAAATAAGGTTGCATCATAATAGGTGCTTCTAGCTAAAGTCCCTGTAGTCCAAACGTTCTCAGCATAATTATAAGTAACCACTCTGTCTACCTCTGAACTTCCAGCTTTTGGGTAAAACCAATTTAATTCTGAATACAAAGTATTATAACCACAGAAGACAGTCTCTCCAGCATTATAATTTATTCCTAGATTATTTCCGTTTGTTGTAAATACAAAATCCTCTACAAGGCAAGGCAAAGATTTTACGGTACCATCAAATACAAAGAAACCACCTGCTTGACCCATCCAATAAACTGCACCATCTACATGTTTAATAGAGTGTTGTCCAATGGCTCCACAATTAGAACCAACTTGACGAATAGAAAATGTAAAAGGTGGGCCAACAAATTGCATCAAATAAGCAGATGTGTTGGTTAGTATAAGAATATAATCCTTACCTCTTACAGCTCCAATAATTTTTGTACCACTATCTAGTCTAAAAGTACCAGCTGTGTTTGTGGACGTAGGTGTGTAAGACCCAGTATTTTCTTGATCAGAGAACCTTATGAACATTGGATCTTGTGTATTTACATCGCCAACTGTTGTTTCAGTTCCCAACATAATTAAATGTCGATCTCTTTCAGATACAACTGATAAAACAGAAGCAGTCGGTGCTCCACTTATAACAGTTGCTCGTGTATTCAAAGCATTGGTGTTTGCTGCTATTGGATTCCAAGAAAATGTTTTTCCATTTTTATTTGTTGCAATAAGTTGTTGTCCAAAATTATCTAAAGACCATGAAGCAGGATCTAAAACTACAGAAGAGGTTGTTGTTGCTTGACCCCATCCTATAAAATTAGATGCATCAGTGACTGAAGCTCCGTTACTGTGTGATGCTGCAGTGGTTCCTGAAGCACCTCTTGATGAAATTACTATGTCATTGCTAGAGATAGAACTATAAGAAATTAATTCTGATCCTATTGCTACTGTTCCTGAAGCAGGCAATCCAGAAGTAGATACTAAAGTAATATTAGTTCCAGACCCGTTATTACCTCCAGAGGCAGTTAGCGCACCATTAAGTTGTGTAGTAATTGCTCCTGAAACTGTACCTCCCCATTGTCCAGTACCAAAACCAAAACCAAATGTTTGTGTCAAAGGTCCAAATCCAGCATAAGGATTGATGGTCGCTGATCCGGTGGCCGTTGTCGTTCCTCCTGCAGCAACTGAAACTTGTATTGTAAATGAGTTTGACGTTGCAGTTAAAACTTCAAATGGATTATCTGTAAATACTGTTGTTGCATATCCAGAACCGTTAGGCACAGTCACTGAAGTAAATGTAAATAAATCACCTGCTACCAAACCATGTAAAGCTTTGTTTACTGTTATTGTTTGTGGAGCACTTACACTGTTAATTGTAAAGGTAGCTCCTGTTACTGCTGAGTCTAATGGAGTAATATCGTAAAATTGTCCTGAGTAATAAGCGAACAATGCTTTGTGTGTTCCAACAGCAGCATAAGATCTGCCATCAAGATCTGACCAAATATGTTGGGCCCTTGCGGCTCCAACTAATGTGCTAGAAGTTAATTGTTGCCATCCACCTATTTTTTCAGGTAAGCCATATCTAAACCTAACATTATCTCCATCGACCCATTGACCTTCAGCACCTGTTTCGGTCACCTGCTTATTGAATCCTGGTCGTATTTGAACACTTGTTAATGGCATGCCGTATTATAGCATATTGTAATGTTCATTTAAAGTTTGAGGCTAGTCAAGTCTTCTTCTCTGCCCATTTCACCTTTTATCCAGGTATTGAAAGATATAGATATTCTAGTCTTTTGATTTTGGTTTGGGCTTACACTGTGCCACAAGGTAGAAGGAAAAAGAAATAAAGCATTCTTTTTTGTTGGGTATCTCCATGAATGTGAATTGAATATATTACCTTGTTTCATTCTAGGTTCTAGGTTTTTAAATATTGAATCATAGTTTGAAAACTCAATTTGAGTTTCATTTTCATCTAGATAAAAGACTCCACTTAAAAAACTATTAGGATGACAATGTACTCCGTGTCTTTCTCCCATCTTTGTGAAATTAACCCATGATTGTGTAATGTAAGGTTCTGAATCTGTAAATTGCATCACATCAAAATAATATCTAGAAATATAAAATTTGATCCATCTTTTCAATCCTTCTAAATTTGGCTCATCAAGTATATACCTATTTGATGAAATATTATTATTACCATTAAAAATACTATCTTGTAATTCTATAAAGTTTCTTTCCTCCTCTTTTAGATTGTATCTTTCATCTGTAATCATTACAGGATAAGCGAACAAAGGTTCTAATTTAAAACTCATATTGTGAATCGTTACTTCCTACTGTTCCCACTGGTTGAATGTTCATGGCTATACTATATCTGTTATAATTTGTTTTATTAAGATTTACTCTATGTAAAAGACTTGCAGGAAACATAATAAAATCTCCAGCAGAAATTTTAACAGTCTCTGTTTGATTGTGTAAAAAATTTCTATCAGTATCAACACCCCAAAGAATAGGTAATGTTTTTCTAAAATTAATAGAATTATCTTTATCTCCTTTTGGATAATATACAGCTGACATAAAATAATTAGAATGTGTATGATATTCAGACTCTGAATCAGGAGTGACCTTTGTAACCCACGACCTAGCAATTTTGAATTTGTTCTTAATACCTAACTGGTCAAAACCTTTTTGAATATACTCATTAAAAACTTTCTCATAATTCAGTTCTAATGTTTGTATAAAGTTATATTCTAGAGAGGTATAACATCCTCTACTTTGATAAGTTTTTTTATATTCTATTTGTTCAAGATGTTTTTGAAGTTCCTCATTATCTAAGGGCAGGTTTTGAAAATAACAAAAATATTCTGGAAACAATAATTGGACATTATTCATCAAGTTTTATTTCATCATCTTCGTTATTTAATTGATTATATTTTTTAGGTATTGCATTCATGGCATAAGCACAAATGTCTGCTAAAACATTTACAAATCTTTTCATAGCTATGTGCGAAAAAACTAATTTTCTATTTTTCACTATTGTTTCAATTTCCTCATCAGAAAAAATTAAGTGATGTTCATCATTATTTCTTTGTATCTTCATATTGGCAACCAATATATTGTCTTTTGTTAAATTTGCAATCTTTAAAAGGACCATCTTGGTCTACATAATATAGTTCAACTTGTGATGTATAATTACCTTTAAATTCTTCTCTATACGGATCGCACTCATCTAAAAAAATACATGCATCACCTTCATCAAAATTAACTGTTTTACCATCTAAAATTATTGGCCATGTTTCCCCATCTGTTTCAATATTTAAAAAAACACTTATTTCTTTTGCTCCATCTCTTTTTGATTTAGCTACATCGCTTGCTATTTGATAAGGTCTCCACAAAGAATAAGATGAAAATAGTTTTAGTCCAGTAGCTTTCTCTATAAATTCTTTTTTACATTCTAATAAAGATTCCATCACTACATCGTATTTGTGTGTAATTTTAAATCTGTTAGATGGTTCTATTTTTTTCTCGTCCTCCTTCGTGAGAGGCCAACTTATATTATTATAGGTAGTGTTTATAAGTTGTATCCTGCAGTACTGTTTAAATAAATCTAATTCAAATTTATTCAAAAAGTTTTTTAAAATTTTATATCTGTTATTTTTTATTGTATCCATGTTACCATTGTATATCTTGTCCCTTTAGTGACTGGTGTAACAGCGTGTGGATACAAATGATTACTTGGAAATACAACACACCTATTTTTCTTTTTCTCTATTTTTTCAGTCTCAGTGCTATTAGAATTATGCATTATTAGATCTCCACCTTCGTAATCATCATTTATAAATAAAATCAAACTCAACATTCTTGGTAATGTTTTATAATAATCTACATGAACATTATATTTACCACCAGGCGGGTACTTTAAAATTTGTGGGTTTTCTATACTGACAGGATTTAAATATTTACTTCCAGTAACTTCTTTGTAGTTGTTCATTAAATTTTGTGTAAGATATTTAGTTATGTGAAACCAAAAGCTTGTCGCTGGATCTGAATCTAAATCTAAACCTATTACTTCTACATTACGCACATTATCATCTTCAGCTAAAGTTCCATGTTCATCTGTAATAATTGTGCCAGGATGTGATGTCTTTGATTTAATAAATTTCAAAAACTTTGCATTTTGATCATCATTTAAAAAACCATCAAAGATTCGAATAAATCTTTTTACTTCCATCTTTTTTTTACCCAATACTTATCTTGGTAAAATCTCCATATAGATACCATATGATCTATTATTTTTAAGGCTCTGTGATTCATGTCTTGTTCTTCAATATTCATTTTCCAATCGTCTCTTTTAAAAGGTATGCATTGTGCAATTACAGTTCCTCTCTTTATTACAGTATCTAATTGTGGATGTTTTTCAGAGTTTACAATAAACGGCAAATTAATTTGATTATCCCATGTGTCTGTTTCAATAACACCTGATACAATTTGAAATCTATCATCATGGTTATTCATTGGTGCAATAAACAAAGTTGAGTAACCAGGGGGTGTTTTAATTCTCCATGGGTTTGAAAATTTTAACACAGCTGCTTCGTGCCCACCATTTTTTTCAACGATATATGAATCCTTTAATTGATTTGGATTGTGTGCTTGAAAACCAGTTGGAAACTCGAGACCTAATCTTGATATTAATACAGGATCGTAAGTATCTGGATTACCATATCTGACATCTGTGAAATATTTACCATCTTCGCCTTTTTTATGCTGCACCCACATGTCGTGAGTTATTTTTAATGCATAACCCATGGTCA